TGAAGATCCATGTTGGAATAAGAGTTGTAATCCTTGTTGGACTTCCACTACTACATGGAAGTGTGTCAATGATAGAAAATTAGCATTGTACAGACAAACAAACATTTGCTACAAAGGAGAAGCACAAAAATGGGTAGATTCAGGTGCATGTCAGAGTTGCTCTACATGTCACTAAATCTTGATTGGTAAAAAAGAAAGTAAGAAAGGAAATGGGAGCAATTAGCTCCCATTTTTTATTAATAAATCTCCTCTTTTAGCTGCTCTCCAACGATAACATCTTATAGCATCCACTGTTCTTTCAGGAAAAAACTGTTTCTGTAGCTCTTTAATTGTTAAATTGGGATTTTCTCTAAATATTTTTACAGCAGTAGCATACCAATCATTTTGAGCTACAGGAGGTTTCACAGGTGCATAGCTTTTAACTTTCAACTCCATGTGTTTGATGTAGCAATTTTCTGCTGCATATTGTCTCACATCAGGAGGAAGAAACTTAAAATGCATTTTCTTGGTAAGAGGAATCAAAACAGGAACTTCACAATATTCTATTCTATCATTTTTTAAATAGCAATACTGTTTTTTAGTTTTATCAAACAAAGTTTTGTATATTTTAATTACCTGCATCTGTTTCAGTTTTTAAATCAACCCAAGTTCCATTTTCAAAGTTTCTTACAACATCGTCTAAATAAAAAACAGCTCTAATGACATATCCTTCGTATTCTATTTTAACTTTTTTTTCTTCTATACTAAAAATACTATATAAAAGATTGTGTATTGTAAATTTCATTCCTTCTTTAATCTCCATCTATTTCTGTTTTTAGTTTTACAATCATTATCAATTCTTCCAATACTTTTTCTTTGTTTGCTTCCAATAACATGTCCACTAAAGAATAAAAATCAAATCCTTCTTCAACTAAGTTGTGCTTCAAATGAATTTGCTTCACTACCTTAAATATCCAGTTCCAATCGTAAAATTCAGGAAGCTTTTTTACAATAGCATCTGATTCAAACTTACTATACAACAAATGAGGGTGTGATTGTTCGTGAACTGTAAATGTGAGAACACTTCCTTTTGGTTGTTTAGCTTCTCTCACCCAATATCCACTTGTCCATCTCGGTTTTAATTGATGAAGAGGACTGTTAAATGGAACATAAGAATATTCTAAGAAATTCATCAGCAACTTTCTATCTTCTGTTGTTATCATAATGATTTAACTTTTGTAAGTGGAAAATTTGTAAGAATATAAGGAAATACTTCAAAAAATGTATGAAATGTTAATTCTACGTATCCAACTTTAAATAGATATGTGCGTATTTCATTTTGTTCTTCTTCACTCTTACATTTGTAAGAAATTGCATGTTTAAATTCTGGTTTCATTGTTATTAGTGTTTAATATAAGTCTTCAGAAAACAATCTTCCTTGTGTGAATCTTCTGTTGTCTTCTTTAATTTGATTTGCTTTTTCAGCTATTTCCCAAGCAATTTCTCTGGTAACGAAGAAGTTATCTGAAGTGATAAATCCTTGTTCTGTTTCTAATTCTAAATATTCTCTGCTTCCTTTAGAAAGAACGTAGATTGTCCCATAGCAATCGTGATGTCTCCTTCCGCAAACTACAAATCCAATTTCTACGTTTTTTGGTTGATGTGGATTTACAACTCCATTATTGAAATGTATTGCACTGCAAATGATAGTTCTCATTTTTCTATTTTAAACAATCTAATAAGAATGCTAGCTATCCACGTTGTAAAAAACGCTATAAGAGAGTAGAGTGGGTATTTAAAAATTATATATCCTCCAACAAAGAGAACAAAAATGATTAAAAAACAACCAATATCATCATTTCCTTCTTCTTCCAATACTTTTTTATTCAGTTTGATTTTCATTTTTCTAAAGCTTTAAAAATTCCTTGTCCTAATTTCATCCAACTTGATTTCTCTCTTGTATCAGATTCTAAAAGTATAAGAAGTCCTATACCACTAATTGTTAATATCAGCGTCAGCATCATCCAAACTATCAACAGCATTGTTAACAATGTTTCTTTCATCTTGTTTGTATTTTTCTCTCAATTTTGTTAAAATTTCTGGAAACTTAAAAGACCACTCACGCAGATTTGCTGTTGGAGAATAGTGTGTTAATCGTGCTTCTCCTGTATCAAGCAACAATTGTTTGTGAGAAGGATTTTGTTCAAAGCAAGCGTCCATCATTTTCTCAATTACACCAAATTTTTCCAATTCCCATTCAGAATTTGGTGTTACAAGTTTTCCTAAAAGTTTTGCTGCATGTCCATTAAAACTCTTATATATTTCTAAAGCTAATTTATTGTCTCCTACACTCACAGCTTTATAACACTGGTAACAATTTTCAACATTAGGAAACACTCTTGGTACTTGAGAAATAGTGTAAGTGAAGGAAGGAGTGAGAAGATTGGAGAGTGTTTGAAATCCATTCTTCTCTGTTGATAGTATATTAATTGTTTCCATTAAGATTTTAGTTGTTTTCTCAATAGTTTTCCATAAGAAGGATTTTTAGCATATCGCTTAGAAATCACACGAATATACTCTCTTTGATTTTTAATTCCAAATCTTTTAATCAATTGTTTTTCAAAGAGATAGTAGTCCATCAATGAAGCATTTCTTGATTCATACTTAGCATAATTACTCTTTGTTTTTCCATTGTGAAGCTTTCTGTTGTTCACTTTGAATCCAAACATGTTGTTGTATTTCCTGTACAATTTAGATGTTCCATTACCAGTTTCTAACTTGAAGATAGCAAATCCTACATCTTTATACTGGAGAGCATTAAATAAACTTGTGTCATTTGCGTATGTAGTAGTAAATAGGAATATTCCTATAACAAACATTGTTAATTGCTTCATAATCAGTGTATTTTAGTGTGAAAATTTGTAAAGATACAACAATAAGAAGCTCTTGTCAAGCTATTGCTTGAATTTGATGTATATCTCCTTGCGCTCTTGTTGTAGATTAGTGTAAAACAAGAGATATCCTCCTTCTATTTTTTCTGCTCTCGGTTTCACCCATAGAGCAAGAAACAAAAGAATTCCTAATAGAAAAAATTGCATGTTAGTTAGTGATTTAGTTTAAAAACAACCCTTTTAATTCCCTCATCGTAATTAATTTCAAATCCTTTTGGAACAATCAATACTTCTTTTTCTGATTTAGAAAAATAAGACTCTGCAATCAACAACTTTTCTTTATCTGTTAACTTATCCCAAACAGCATCAGTAGCTTCTTTTATTTTCAATAATTCTAATTCCTTTGCTTCCCGTTTTCTATCTTCTTCTTGGTGTGTTCTCCACCACATTTGCATTTCTAAAGAATACTTAGTAACATCTGTATTGGTAAGTGCTGTGCAAAGCTTTTGTACACTTTCTGTGAACTGTTGATAGTTCAGTTGTTTGGTGTATGCTTCAGGATGGTATCCTTTGTAGTGATTTTGATTTAGTTCTCCTGTTTGTAATTCATCCAATAATGAATAAACAATACTTACAGCAATTTCATTTTCTGTTGGATTCATGTAATCTGCGTTACAAGGCATAGTTTTAGTTAGTTTTTGAAAGTTCTACTAATTCTTTTTCTAAATCTCTATTTAAAGCAGCATGCTCTGTAAATTTTCCACCAAATCTTACTTTCAACTTATCAATATTGTTTTGGAGTCCCTGTTGCACATCAAGATTAAATATTAAATAAATTTCCTGTAAACAACTGCTGATTTTTCCTACTTTCTTTTTCACTTCCATCATATCCAAAGCTTTGTTATAAGCAATGTGTTTTTTAACAATATCAGAAAGTTCAGATACAGCAGAAGTAAGGAATATGAAAGCATCCTGTCTCATAAATTTAGGATTTCGTTTCTTCTCTGTATAATCAAATTCTTCTAAACTAATATTTAGAAGTGTACAAAAATTTGCAAGATACCAGAACTCATCTGTACATTCTTCTGATATATTAACTACATCTTCGTTATACAATGCTGTTTCTAACTCATTGAGTTCAGAACACATTCCAATAACCATGTGAGCAAGGTTTAGTTTCTCACTTCCTAAATCTGCATTTGTTACTAATGCAAGTGATTGATATTCTTTAAAGTTCATTTATTTATGGTTTTAATCGTTCTACAATAACTCCTTTACACAAGTACCCAAACTTAATTGCATTACTTACTGCTGTACCACTAACTTCTAAATATTTAGAACAATCGTTAGTATTTAAAAATACCAAATCAATATGTTCTTTTTTGATAATCACTTTTTTTAAACCTTTTCCTTCAAATTCTCTACTTATAGTGTAGTTTTTGCATTTTCTATTTTCTTTTAAAGAAGATCTAACAGATACAATATCGGCTTGTATATAATCAGCACATTCTTGATAGGTTTTAAATTCTTTCTCATCTCCTTGCTGAAAAATACGAATTTTACCAAAATTTTGAGATCTTGTTTCTTTAAGTTTTTGGTTCTTTAATTCTCTTTCTTCTTTAGTAAGATTTCGATTTCTTTCTTGTATATTTATAAGGTGCTGAAGTGTTTTTTCTGAAGGATTTTCCCATGCTTTTTCTCTTCTTCTTTTATATTCACCTGTAGCAGCTACTTTTTTTATTCTTTCTAAATGTTTTTGTTTATTAATTTGATGACTTATTTTCAATTTATCACTAATTTCCTTTCTCATTTCTTCTGAATGTGTTTTTCCGTAGTGAGGATTTCCTTCTCCAGAATATTTTACTGAGTAGTATTGTTTTAATTCTTCACTCATACCTCCTACTCCACCCATAGCAGTTGGGGCTATATTGACTAAATTCCAAGATTCATCATTCTTATAAAAATCCATCCAATATTGTTCCCTTTCAAATAAATAAGTTTTTTCATATTCAGTATGAAGTTCAATTATTTCAATTTCAAAATTTTCAATTCCATACTTATTAAAAATATTTTGCATTTTATTGTTAGCATGACAATTAGACTGTAATCCTACAAAATGCTCTTTAAATCTTTTAGCAAATCTTTTCGTACTACCTATGTAGATGTAGTTAGTATTTTTAACAGTTATTTTGTAAATACCTGAAAAAAACATTTCTTTTCCATTATTGGGACTGTTGTATTTTCTGGATAACATGTTGTATATTTAGTTAAATTTAATAACGTAAATATACAACATACTGATTATCTTTCCAAACTATTGAACTTATTTTTCTTTCATTTCATCAAATTCTTCCTGTACTAAAGAAATTGCAAGAGGGATTTTAGTTACATCTCCAAATTTCAATCCTGCAATCTGTAACCATTGATAAATCTGTTCTGTGATTTGTTTCATTCTTGATTTTGTTTAAAATACACTAC